AACTTTCTAATGTATTATGGAATTGATAATGCAATCCGTGATTATAATAAAAAAATGAAAATAGATACAATTGATATAGAGACATTCTCAAAAAGTTTAGTTGGTTTTATAATCGAAGAGTCATTTACGATTATACCATATTGACAATTTTAATAACTAAATTATAATATAATCATCCTCATTTAATTCTTCTTTTAAAAGTTCTTTAAAACATTCATCTTTTATTTTTTCATTTATCGATTTATCATAAATATTATAAAAATTATTATTTATTTTTATTATTTTTATCCCTTTTTTTGTTTTATATATTGGAAATTCTTTGTTATTATATCTATATATTTCAGTTGTTAATACCTTTTTATTAACCATATTATTAACTTATTTAATTATTTTTTTTAATTTTTTATAGTAAATAAATAAAAATTGATAGTATCCCTTTTATATAAAGAATAACACGGTTACATATACAATAATGAACAGCGTCCTCCTACCTAAGAACATCAACCTTGATAAGATTAAATATTCTGAATTGAAAAAACTTCCTTCTGGAGCTAAACAAGTTTATCTTAATTATTCAGGTTCAAAAATTAACGTTCAAACACCGGTTATGAATATTCCTTATGGAGTTAATGATAATATGCAATATATTAAAAGTGATGGTCCAAAAGATGAAGAGAAAAAATATGATATTACTGTTTCATTCAAAGGTATTGACGAAAATCCTAAGATTAAATCTTTTCACGATAAAATGAAAGAATTGGAAGAAAAAATTATTGATGATGCTTTTAAAAACTCTCTTATCTGGTTCAAAGGAAATAAGATTATTTCAAAAGACGTAGTTGCCAATATGTTTACTCCCATCATTAAACGTGATAAGGATAAAAGTACTGGAGATTATGCTGACAAATATCCTCCTACGTTTAAGGCAAAACTCCCTTATAATACTGTCGAAGATAAGTTTGGATTTGACTCATATGATATGGATAATAATGAAATCAATTTCAACGATTATGTGTCTAATCTTAAAGGCGGTAGAGCACAATTTATCATTCAGCTAAACGGTATCTGGTTTTCTGCGGGTATGTTTGGTTGTAGTTGGAGAGTTGTATCAGGAAAGTTTCAACAACTTAATACCGCAAAATTGGCATTTGTATTGGATAGCGAAGATGATGTAGAAGAAGAAGACGAAGAAGATATTGATATTGATTATGACGACAATATTTCAAAAGTTCAACAAAATATTGTTTCAGTTTCAAATGATGGTGAAAAACCTATCGTAGTTGAAGAAGACTATGATGAAGATGAAGAAAGTGAAACTCATAAAAGTCCCGAAAAAACTCCTACGGATGAAGAACCTGTTAAAAAGAAACCAGCTGTTAAGAAAGCCGTAAAAAAAGCATAAGAACATAATACATATCATAACATATTAAATATCATATCATAACATATCATTACATATCATTACATATCATATATTATTATATATTATCTAACAATTATTTTTTTATATTATAAATAATATTATACCTACAAAAATCCCCATTATTATTCTCCCCAATGGTTGAGGTTCTTCGCAATCTCCATTAATAATATCTATATTTTTTGATAATAATTTAGCCAACATATCCAGTATTTTGTATGTTATTGGTAATGAAAACATTATAAATAATATTGAGGAATAAAAAGCAGTTTTAAATTTACATATATAGCTATTAAAGTTTTTTTTATTATCATCTTCTATAGGTTGTTGTTGTTGTATAGTTGCGGGATTATAAACAAAATCAGGTACATGCTTAATATAATTATTATTATAATTGTTCATTATTACATATATTCTACATAATAATATAATAAAAAGTTATTAAAGTTATTAAAGTTATTATTTGGCAAATGTATAATATGCGAGTTCGTATGGACATTTAACACCCAGTCGGGAATATTATTATAAAAATCACTTGAACATAAAGCCAACGCTTTCATAAAATTACAACATAAAATATATAAATCTTCTTTGCATTCGCGAAACATTTTTATTCCATCTTTACAAAAGTCAATACATAATGTATCAGCATTTATGTTATTGAAATATAATTTACTTTGTTCTATATCATTTGAAAAGTCTTTAAAATATTTAATAGTTTTTAAGAAGTCTCCTGTTTTCATTTTATTAAACCATTCTGGATTATTATAAAACCCTCTTCTCTCAATTTCTATCGAAAGATCTGTATAACAATGCATATCTGTTTCCCATATACATTCATTATTTTTTATAGAAAGTTTATTATATTTTATAAACATTTTCATTTTTTTTAACTCTTTTTCACATAATATATCGCGTGTATATGGATTATAAGGATGTACATTATCTGTTATACATCTTCTTACGAAATAATCTAATTCTATAACATCAAAAGCATAAGACACATTATTAATAGTTAATATAAAAAGTTTTGATTTTGGTATATCTACTACGTTATCACAAGTAAATAATTCTTCATTATTTATACAATTAAGCAAATTATCGTTTTTGGTATAATGTTTATATTGTATTTTTGATTGAGCATTTATTATAACCTTTAAATTAATGCTTTTACTAATTTTATAAGTATTTCTATTTATATTATATAACAAATTATATAATTCTTTTTTATTATTAACATATTGTAATGTTATTTTTAATAAGTTTTTATAAGGAATATATTTAAGCATTTCGATAAAAACCTGTTTATATATAATCTCATTCTCGCATTCTACATTATTATTAATATATTTATATATTTTATAAATATCATTAATAATTAATTTATCATTATTTCCTATTATAGAATAATAAGTTTTAAATATTTCTTGAAACTTCGTTCTCATATGATATCTGCAAAAGTTTGTACTTTTAAATGAACAACTTCTTTTACATATGTTAAAATTTTTAGCATTTCTATATATGCATTTATTACATTCTTCCATTTAAATTATGTTATTAATATAATATACTCTTAATGTATATAATTTATTATTTATATATTAATCTCATTTAAAATACCGGCATTTATATAACTATAATAATCATATAATTTATTATTCATTGAAACATATTTAACTCCATTTCTTGAAACAACAGAACCTTTATTTTTTCTAATTTTTTGCATTTTTTGATGTTGTTGTATTTTATTATCATCTTTGATATTATGAGTATAAGATAGTTTATTATCATTCGCATTTATAGCCCAATTGTAGCATTTATAACCATTTTGCAATGGTTTATTTTTATTAGCATTTATAACACAGTCCATCGAAGAAGCCTTCAACATATCCAAAAATATATTAATTAATCCTTCTTTCTTTTTAGCAATACCTAATATATGTTCATCGGTTGTTAAATCATTATCTTTTTTTCGCAATGTTGGATTATTGATCAATTGTTCTTTTGTTAATTTCATTATATACATAAACACACCAACATTCTGGTCTTCTTTAGGCAATGCTTTATGACTACAAGTTCGCACAGCCCGCCCAATTACTTGATCAATACGTACAGAGTTCCAAAAATATTCAGTTATTAAAACGCGTCTTACATTCTTCAATGATATACCTTCAGCACCAGATTGCGTAATCATCATAGTTTTAACAAACTTACCATATAATTGATCTATATTATCGGGTAATTGCGATTTGATATTGTCTGGTAATAATGATAATTCACCATTAAATAAATTCATTAATATATTTGTTTTAGTTCTATCAGCATTGAAAACAACATATCGTTTATTATCATATTTTTCGTCAAATACATCAACGTTTTCTATTATATATCCAAACTCCTCATTTTTAATTATATTAATTTCAATATACCCATCTCTATTTAAAACCTCTTTGAATATACCCAATCCTTCTATCATACGAAATTGAGAATATACAAGAACGCTACCAGGAGATGTATTTATATCATCTAACATCTGTGCAAACTTTGGACTATAATATTTTTTCAGGTTTCCTTTATCAAGTGCTTCACTTTTTGAAAGTTTATCCATTGCTTGCGATAGCTGTTTATCATATGCTAATGCTACAGCTTTATTTATATCTTTTTTATCATCTGCGTCATCTACATCATTTGACGATTTACTTTCATCTTTACCAAGTTCTTTTTTCATAACAAACCTAATATCTTGTGGAAAAGCACGAACTATATCATCTGGAAATACAAAATTACAAATCATTCTACTGAATGCACGATATACCGAATTAAGATCTCCAGCGTTTTTATTACCAAATCTTTTTTTTCTATCATCCATATCCATTTCTTTTCGCCGAACCTCAACATATTTATTTAATTGATGATTGGTCATATTCATATGACGCATAGTTTCTGGAAGCATAGTTGGAAAAACATCTGAACCAGTTGTTTTATAATAACTTAATGTTCCCAATATTCTTCTTTGAAAAAGATCCATATTTTTTACCTTTATATTTTCAGGGTCTTCATCATCGATAAATAATTTATTAAATTCTTCTTTTATATTTGGTAAAGCATAATATTGTTCTACTTTTTTATTTTTCAATGATATTTTTAGACCTATTTTATTTAGTACTTTTATTATTTCGCTTAATATTTTACTTTCATTAATTAACCATTTATTTTTCGCAACTAATGAATTATCTTCATTTGCAATACGAATAAAGTCATTTGGTAATAACATTATAAATATAGAGTTTTTATCATAATATATTTCATCAATATATTTGTATAAATTATTTTCTTTTAATTTAGATAAAACAACTCCTTTGTTTGGTGGATCAGAGCTTTTCAACAATTCTAATTCATGTACATCCATTGGACCTCTTATAAGATTTATAAGTGTTGCGATTTCATAAGGTTGATTTATTATAGGTGTTCCTGATAATAATACTAACTTTATATTTTTAGCGTTTAACATAAAGTTATACATCCGTCTTGCTAAACTGGAACCATTGACAATTCTACTAATAAAATTATGTATCTCATCGATAATTATAAATGAATCATCAAAAGGACTTTTACCCAATTCGTCAATCATCTTTTTATTCAAACCATTGTAATTAATAAACTTATATCTATTGCGTATTATATGAACTGTTGTTGCATTAATATCTTCTTTATATTTTGATTCCATTTTTGAATATTGTATATTTTCTATAATTATTTCAGCACCAACTATATCATTTTGATAAAGTGGTATCCAAACAAGACCGTCTTTTTTCACGAATTTATCGGTAATAGCATATTTATTTACTATTTTCATCATTTCTATATTTTTTTTATCTACTTTTAGTTGCGTCCAAGACTTTTTAAGATTTAAACCAACTGAAGATATTTTCATTAATTCATTCTCATAATTCTGTGATAATGATGCAGGTGTCATTATTACAATTTTCTTACGATTTATATATCCCTCCGCTGCGGCTATAGATGCGGCAGACTTTCCCGAACCTAATTCGTGATATAACATAATACCTCTATACGGACTATCAAATTGCATATAATCGCGCACAATTCTTTGTTGAGGGAATAACGAAAGTTGTTTGATATTTACATCGCATGATTGCTCAAAGTCCGAGTGATACTTTGATGGATGAAATGTTTTATATGTTTGTTTGTTATACCCAATTCTATTAGGGAGTATCCAATTATCAGGTTTTGTCTCAATATCCATATCCTTCTAATATAATAATTCAAATAAAAAAAAAATAATCTTATATTATATATAATGATTAATAATGCTAATAAAATATTAGATAAATGCGAAGCAATGGCTTTGCTGTGTTCAAAAGCTACAACACATTGGAGTTTTGTTAAATTTTGTTTTAATATTCCGTTAGTATTAACAAGTTCGGCAATGTGTATAATTAATAGTATTAGCGTTAATGCTAATGATGTTAAAATACCAAATATAGTAGTTAATGCAATAAGTGTTCTCATAATGTCTTTGGCGAGTAATATAAAAGCAAGTGAAAAGTTTGAAACTTTTAAAAAGTTATCTCAACAATTTATGGTTCTTTCGCAAGAAATAGAATCTTACGAACAGCCATTAAATAAAGAACATTATAGTATAATTATTTTAAAATATGATAACTTAATCCAAGACTGTATGTTTGAAGAAATACCAAATCGTCATAAATTGTTTGTAGCAAACTGTTTTACAAAAGCCGAAAGATATATACCAATACAACTTAATGGTATTATAGGAAATTCTTTTGTAAAAAGAAATAGTGTAAAATTAAGTTATACTGACGCAAATATTACTATTCCAGATTTAAAAAGTGAAAATATTACATTATCATCTGAAATTGTATAGTTTTAGTCAAATAAAAAACCCATTTCTTGTTTTTCCATTTTATCATCATCTTCTTCATCGTCAAAATGCGATATAATATGTTCATTATTGATATTTCCTTCTTCGTCCGGATATATATCGTTAAATGCATTATTAAACTCTTCAACATCATCTTGTTTAAGAACATCGTCATTTAATTCTTTTATCAAATCTTCATCTATTTTATTATAATAATCTCCTTTATTATTAAACAATTCCTTATTATCATCGTGCATTAAATTATGTTTAACACCTGCTTTTTTAAGGTCTCTTATAATTTGGTTCTTTTCATTTTCGTTATTATTTAAAATATTTAGTTTTTGTTGTTTATTTTCTTCACGCTTTTTATTTATAAAGTCAATATTTTCATCCATTGTAGGGAATATAGCAGTTTTTAGAATTTTCAAAACTTCGTTATAAGTATTTTTAGTATGTAATTCTATAAAACCATTAGGTATATCAATTATAGACTTTAATATACCATTTGATATATTATCTGGACTAAATGGCAAACATAATGCTCTACTTACAATATAAGCAATTATTCTATGTACGTCAATTATAATATCATCATTAACTACTTTATTTAAAACGTATATATCTTCCAATATTCGTTTAATATCATCTATAGACTTTTTGATTAATAAATCTATATTTTCGTCATTGTTGATATTACTTTTATAAAGTATTTTAGAAACAGTTAATAATATATTCTTATAATTAATTTTACCTACTATAAAAAATTTATGAAAGTCGCTTGATGAATGTGATGTTTTTATTAAAATATTGATATTATCTTTAATTAATATATCTATATTTTTAGAATTATTTTTTATTTTATCAATAATATCATTAGGTAATAATGCGTTTTTATCATACATATTTTCTAACCATTCCGAAACAATATTTTCATCATTTTTAACATTGTAAATATATTCTTCCGTTTTTATATATGCAATATTATTTTCATCAAATCTATCAGTTTCATTTTCGTCATTTATTACAGTTATTATATCTGGAACATATCTTAAATTACGAGGTTTATTAGTTTCTTTATTGATAGCAAAACGATTTTTAATTGCTATTAAATCTTTTCTACCTGCTTTATCTAAATCTCCATCAGCATCAAAAGTATCATCTATTTTTTTAAGACAACACCCCAATAAATATTTATGTATTTTTTTATAATTAACTCCTGGCATATATATTAAAGCATTCACATATTCAGCTTCAATTTTATCAACATTTCCTTTCTTTTCTATAAGTTTTTGCTTTAAATTATCTCTTTCTTTTACACCACGCTCTACTTTCTTTTTTTCTTTTTGTTTATCATGTTTGCTCAATAATTCTATAACCTTGTCTTTATAATTATCTTCAATATTTGATATAATATTTTCTACTATATTTTTCGTATCTATATTATTATTATTTGTGTCTTTGAAATAATCTATAACTACTGCTGATATATATGGTAATACACCATTTTTTACATTTTTTTTAGCATCTATTCCATACAATGGAGAACCATACGCATACCATTTATATAAAAATGCGTTATTAAGATAATTTTCATTAATTAATATAGTATCATTCAATATTTTTTCTTGTATATCCATTATCCAAAATGTTATAGCAGTTACTAACATACTATTTAACGTACTTACCCAATCATTATTAACAGACAATATAACATCTTTAATATCGTTTAGAGCATCTTCATCTATATTAAATATATTCAGTTGTTTTAGTCCTCCGATAAGTGATTTTCCATCATTTATATCATATGGTTTAAAACGTGTTAGAACATTTATGTCAAAACCTGTTATATCTATTTCGTTATCATCAAAAGCTTTTTTATATTTATCGTATTTTGTAGAAATACTTCTATGATATTTAAATAATTCACTTGATAATAAATCGTAATCTACATCTATAACAGCAGACTTTTCAATTTTTTCCATCATATTGAGAATAATAGTTAAACATTCTATGAAACCTAATTCGTTTTTATAGTTAATATTTGTTAAATATTTATCAAAATTAGCTTTTTTATTACCATATATTTTTTCATCAATATCATTTGCTATATTATCAATATCCTCAATATCCATTATATCATTCATATTTTGTATATCTAACACGCCTTCGTAATTTTCGCGGTCGGCTCCTTCTTTTATTTCTTTTGTTTCGCGATAAGATATTATGTATTCTTTTCCGTCTTTATCATAATCAAAAATATGTTCTCGCGAATATTTTTCAAGGTTCATCATAATAGTCTTTTCATTAACTATTTCAGCAAAATTAGAATGTGTATTTAATATATCATCTATAGTTTTTAATACATCATTATTATTAATATTTTTTATTGATTCTCTAATTTTTTCAATTATTTCTACAGGGTCTGTTTTTTCTTTATGAATATTATATATAATATCATAAATATCAATATCTTCTATTTTGAGTAATTCATTAGTTTGTATATTATTTAATTTATCTTTTTCAATAAGTTCTTTGACCTTTTCTAAAAAGTCTATTGTTTTAATATCGTTATTTAGATTAATAAGTTTCATACCAGATTCTAATTTATCAAAAAATGTTAATTTTTTATTAATAAGATCTGGTAATTTTATTTTATACTGTTTTTTAATATTAACTCTTTCCTTTTCATTTTTTGTTAATGATAACATATGGTCGCATAAATAATCAAAGTCTGTTTTTGTAATAAAGTCAAATTGATAACCAAATCTATTAAAAATATTATCAATATAACTATAATCTAATGCAAAACAATCTTTGAGATATTCAACTATATTTTTAATATCAGGCTTTACATCTTTAATTAAATCATTTACATTTTTATAATTGTCAGAATATACTAAATTAATATTTATACTATTTGTCAAATGTGATGTTATTTTAGAATATATATAATCATTAATTGTTGATGTTGGTATTTTATAATATGCCGCAATAATTGGTATATTTACATTATCCATTGGAAATACAGGGTAATATACTGGGAACTCATCATTTTCATTTTCTAATACTGCGTTTATTTTAGAAGGTGGTTTAAATCTAATATTTTTAGACTTATCGTTATATTTAATAGAAAAAAAATAGCGATTTTTTGCTTCATCGTGTCTAATAGTATTGAGTTTCATAAGTTTTCCAAAATTATTAACATCGTCATATAGTTCTTGTCTTTCCATATATTTGTTATCTTTTACAGCATCAACCTTAAAAGCATAATTGGTATAATCTTCGGGACTTCCATTAATTTCATTTTTATTTTGTAATATATTGTATATTAATTGTGTGACATTTTCTGCTTTTTTATTATTAGTAAAAAAATCGTTTAAGTTATCATATATTTCTGTTCGCGATAATGCAATAAATGCTGGATTATCTTTTATTATTTCATCTAATGTTAGTATTTCAAGATATTCAATATCGTCCAATTCTTCATCTTCAATGTCAAACATTATATTTTCTATTTCTATTGACATTATTTGGTATATGTATATCTCTTTAATAAAATAATATATAATATATTGAGAATTTTATGAAACATTATTTTCAATAGCAAACTTATTCCATTTTGTTTTAATATTTACAATCTCCTCTATAATTTCATTACATATGTCTCCAAAGAATATTTTAAACTCATTTTCTTCGGTTACATCAACTAGAGTTATACGAATAATCATTATGGACTTTAAAGGGTGTGGGCAAATATATCCAGCGAAGGAACAATTAATAGTTTTTTTGTATAATTTTTTTTCACGAACATATTTATTATGCAAATAAGATTGAATTATATTTCCAATAGTATCATCTTCATTTTCAATTATAAACTCATAAGTACTTATAATATCTTGAAACTGTTGAATCTTTATTTTTTCTGACTTTTCTGTATCAACCAATTCATGGCGAATGTTAGATAGTTTATTAACAATAATATCCAACGACTTTGGAATTAAATATTTAGGTCCTACATTAACATTAATATGCTCGATATCAAATTTAAATTTATAAGGGTCTCCGTACTTATCTTTATAATAACAGCGTTCTTTATCATTTACATTTTCATAATTTGATGCTTCTTCGGGGTTTTGTATATATGAAAAGTTAGATAATGATACTGGATTAAATGATGCATTATCGCGAGCTGTTCTTTTAACAATATTAGCAGTAAAATGAAGACTTTCACCGGTTCTTAAGCGGGTTATTAAAATATGATCATTAGAAACCTTATTTGGTGGAAATAGTAATGCTAACTTTTGTTTTGTCAGTTGTTCGCCTTTCATATATCCAAACAAGTCTTTTGTTGTAACATTAATTGTTGTATTTGTTTCATTTTTAACATTTAATTCCAATACAAGTGAATCATCTTCGTATGATTCTATTTCTTCTTCCGTTAAACATATTGGTAATAATCCTACGCGATGAATGATAAATTCATTATGTAATGCGCCTGTATTTAATATAACTTCGACAGTTGGTTCATCATTATCCAACTTTTCACCTATAGCAGCAGGAATTGGAATATCTGTTAAAATTATACGGCGTAAGCCATTTACAATTGCAAGGTCAATATTATGAATATCAAATGAATGATTATTGGAAGGATCTTTAGCGTCAAAAGAATAATTATGAAACATTCTATAATAATATATTAATATAATCTATCTTATATATCAATTTTTAATAAAAAAAATAATTTTGTTTATGCAGGTGGTGTTTATACAGGTGGTGTTTCGGCTGGTGGTGTTTCAGCAGGTGGTGTTTCAGCAGGTGGTTGTGTTGCTGATGCCGTTTGGGCTGCTAACGTTTCCGCGAACAATTTATCTTCTGCGGATCTTTGTTCTGCTAATGTTTGTTGTGATGGTGATTTTTCGGGAGAAGATGTTTCATCTGTTATCATTGAATTAGAATATGAAGTTTTGTTTGTAGTAGTACTGTTAGAAAAAAATAGCCAAAGTATGAAAGTAAAAAATAAAAAAATTATTATAATTACAAATGGTATAATTGTAAAAATAGTTACAACTGTCCAACTTAACATATGACATTCACCAAATGTTAAACAACTCATATAATACGTAAAAAATATAATAATACATATACTAACAATATATGTAAATACAACACCAACAATATTTTTAGCACCTTCATTAATATTATTATATAATGCAATAATAGCAATAATTGTAACTAAAATTAAGTTTAATAGCAAATATATCCATCCTTGTTGTGAAAAATAACTCATGCTTCTAATAATAGTATTATAATAATTACGAAATTAAACTGTTCATAATAGCAAAACACATTGATGTTCGCGTGTTCATTTCATTTACGGGATTAGATGCGAAGAATTGAATAAGAGTTTTAATATTTTTAATATCATTACACTGACACAAATAGTGATATACGTTGCGAGAGTTGATAATTCTTTCTTTGTAAGTTGTTATTTGAAGACTTCTCAATTGTGCTAAATGGTACTGAATAATAGGCGGAAATTGCTTATCCATCTCCTTATTCATTTTAAAACGTGTATATTTAGGATAGTACAATGTAGTTATAATATAATAACTATAAATAATATCCTTAATACTAGATATAATTGTATGAATTAAATAAGTCGGGTCTATCTCTCTATTATTATTATCCAATGGCAATGATAGTTCAGGATTATAGTCATTAATATAATCTTTAATAGTATATTCATTTTTATTTTTCATATATACCGCGAGAATATTCATCCAACTATTAGGATGACAAGGGTCTGTTTCCTCACGATGTCTTACATAATCTGTTGAAATTTTATATAGTTGTTTTGATGTTTCTAATTGCTTTTTGATAATTAGCCCATAACTTCTCGGGTTTAATGAAATATAATCGTGTGCTTCTTGTAATACTTCAAATTGTTTAGGATATAGTACGCCAAGATGTATCAAATTGGGAATTAATGAAGAAATATCATCCCATTCTTCGCGAGTTTCTCTATTTTTTGTACTAATATGTAACAGTTCCATATAATTTTCTCCAAGTTCTAATGTATAATCAATAATATGAATATTTTCATAGTGTAAAATGATAAACTCATATGCCATACTAACATCCAAATTAGAAACAAAGTTTTCCCTAACCTTCTCATAAACTTCACTTTCGCTATGTTCTATGAAATCAATGTTTTTAACACCAGAGTTTTTATATAGTTTTAATAGGACTTCATCAAACATATTACCGTGCGATTTAGTAGGATGTGAAAACTTTGAACTATTAGCATCAGGGCAACTAGATGTTCCAAAATGCCATTCTCCTTTATAATTGTAAATTGTAATAATTGTACCGTCATATGCTTCAAAGCATTTATCCTCGTTTTTATAAAGTGTATTGTTATAAGTATCGTAATTAACACGAATTGGTATTGAATTAGCATATGTAACTACAACATTGTTGTTAGTATCATTAAAGTCTAATACGATACTTCTACATTGTTCATACAATTCTTTAAAGTCTTTATCTTTATTCATTTTATAATTACTATGAAGAAGAACAATATCATCGCGATTTTTGAACTTCTTAACTTTAATAGTAGGCCACAAATGATATTTTTTAATAATGTAAATTAATGATTGTGTGTGCGTCTTGTTTTCTTGAATATTATTATTATAATTTTCATATGTTTCATAAATTAATTCATCAATATTTTTTGGGAAATTGGAAGTAGAAACAAGCGAATTCATAATTTATTTGTTATTAAGAATAATATATGTAATATGTATTACTTTATATCAATTTTTATTTATTTACATTCTTTTATTTTTTAAATTTTATTTTTGCAATATTTATCAAATGATGTTTGTCCAACCTCTTTAGAAGCGTTTTCTGATGTTATTTTCTTTTTTACAATATCTTCTCTCATTTTAAGAAAATATTCAAAATTAGAATAATCAAAACCTTCTTCTCTCGTAACCATTTCATATAATAAAGGATATCTTTCAAGGAAAAAAGCAACCTTACCATTAATTATAAGATAATTATTTAAATTATCTTGATGCGTATTTTTTCCTTTATTTTCTACCAAATATAGCATAATATCCTGAACAATATTTTTTATATCTTCTGTTGTCATACCATCTTTTACAAAGTCTTCTGTATCACTGATTTTTACGCGTTTATTCGGGGGTTGTTGTGGTTCTTTTTTACTCATAATATACTATTTAAAAATATTTAATTCCTTATATCTTAAAAATGAGTACATAAT